GGTCAGTTCGGTCATCACAGTCAGGGCCTTGCCCAGGTCATTGCCGTCCAGCCCCAGAGCTGCCGCAGACCCTTTGCCCAGCACATCATCGACAAACGCTTCCACGATGCGGCACTGGCCGCGGATACCCTCGGCATAGCTCATGTTAGGGGTCTGCTGTGCACGCTGACGCTCGGCCTCCTCGGCCTTTTCCAGCTTTGCCTTTGCCTGCTCCAGCCGCTCGATGTCGTTGGCGTTCAGGCTGGAAAACGCAAATTCCTTATCAAAAATCTTCATGGTCGTCTCCTATCAAAAAAGCCCTCGCCGGTCAGGACGAGGGCACAGAGCTACGGGCAGGATCAGCCTGCCGCAGCGGTAGAATAGTCGAACTTGGCAGGGGTGCCGATGCCCTTTACATCGCAGGCAAAGGTGGCGATTGCGCCGGCAGAGCCGCCCACGTCGCTGGTGACGATGAATGCGGCTTCGCCCTTCTCGCCCTTGCCGGTGCGCAGGGAGAAATAGACGTAGGGCAGGATGACGCTCTGGCCGAAACCATAGATCATCTCGTGGCCCAGAATGAAGTCCTGGAACGCATCGCCCTTGCAGCGGTCGCCGTTGATGGCGAGAGTGCGCTGAACGCTGCCCTTGGTGGTAACGGGGCCGGTGCGGATGTAGGTATTGTCAGAGGTGGAAGCGTTCAGTGCGCCGCTGTGCTCCCGCACATGGTCGGCACAGACGGTCCAATCCTTAACAGCATCCTTCTTGCTGGCCTCGGTGCAGATGGCCAGCACAAAGTCATCGGTGTTCTCGATGCCCTTGTAGTCGGCGCTGGGGGTGATGCCGGAGGCGGTAACAGCTTCAGTAACAGTCATGTTGAAACTCCTTTCGGTTGGTAATAAACGAGCCGGAGCTGCATCTGCATTTTGCAGCTTCCGGCGCTGCTGGTAACGATATAGCCCGATGCGGTGACCGATACGCTGAGGGGCTGCTTTGGGGCTTCCAGCTGGGGCAGGTCATGCCGGTCATTCTGGGCAAGCACCCAGTCGGTCAGCTGCTCAAAAAAGCCGCTGTTGGCAATCTGGGTGCTCTGAGCCTCGCTGTATTCCCGGCGGCTCAGGAATACATAGCTTTTGGCCATGTTCCTGCCGGAGAAATAAGTGGTCAGCACCGGGTCTGTGGGGGAATCCTCAATGGAAAATTCGGCCACCGGCTCCGGGGAAAGCCCGGAGATACGGAATGCTGCCCCGTTCTCGGTCTGCTCTTCGGCGATGAGAGGGCAGGTCTTGAGCCATTCCCGCATGGCCGTGATGGTGGCTTTCTCGCTCATAAGTGGCCCATCCCTCCCCAGGACATAGTAACGGCACGGGTCGCATAAAGGGCCAGATGCTCTCCCATGTCTGCAAGTGCTCGCTGACCCCAGTAGGAGCCGCGCAGACCTTTGTACTTGTCGGCTTCCTGCCCACGTTCTTTGTTGCCCATGAAGGTGCGCAGATCGCTGCCCTCGGCGTGCAGGTAATACTGCTTGCGGGCGTAGGGGGTGTTGTAGACCAAAAGGCCCTCGTCATACTTGGAAGCAGTCTGCACGCTGTTTTTCAGTGTGCCGGTGTCCAGCGGAACATAACTGTCGATGAGCCGGGCCGCTTCCTCTGCCATGGCATACTGCGCTTTTTGCAGGGCAGCAGTCTTTTCGGCACCGAAGTCAGGCCGCCAGGAAAGCTGCATCTGAACGCCGTCCACCTTGTAGCGCAGGCCGTAGGGCTGATCAAAAACAGGCTTGCTCATTTCCTCAGCTCCCCTCTACATGAAAATGCGGCAGCAGCGGTTCCCGACAATCGGAGACCGCCGCCACCGTGCAGCAGATGTGTGTTTTCTCGAGGGCGGCATACTCGGCCTCGGTCAGGCTGCAGACAGCGCCGCAGATGAGCTTGCCGCCCCGCTTGAGCGTCCAGTGTGCCGCCTTTTCCCCGGGCGGGAGCTTTGCCCACTGGAAATAGGGCAGGTAGCCCGCAGCAGGGGGCAGCCGGATGTGCACCGTCCGCTGGGGATCGTCGCCGGAGGTGTCCAGCTTCTCCCGCCAGCTACTCCCCGGGATGACGTGGCAGACAGGCCGGTCGGTCTCGGTGGCGGTGTCGTGTATGAGGTTCACCACAGTTACGCTGCACTGCATCAGAAACACCCCCGATACAGCAGGCCGTGGGGGTCGTGCCCCAGGCAGCTGGAAAGAATGCTGTGCGCTTCGGCGGCCTGCTTTTCGGCCAGTGCTCCGTCGGAGAACGTCACGGCAAAGCCGTCGTTGTTGACGCTGGTCACGCCCGGCGCATAGCCGGTGGCAGCGCGTGCCGCTTCGGCCCGTTCAAGGCTCTGCACGATGGACGCACAGGCCATGGCCAGAGCTTCGGCACAGTCGGCGCAGCCTTTGGTGTGGGCTTCTGCCCGGCCAAAGGTGTGCCGGTCGATGAGCCGGGAAGCCCGGGCGCACAACGTGTCAAAGGCAGCCTCGTCCAGCGCACCGCCCGCTGTCTGGTACTGTTCGTAGGTGCAGTAAAGCATGGGAGCCTCCTTATGCTGCGACCTTCTTCTTAACAAGAATGGTCTGGCCCTTGGTGACCTTGTAGGCGTAGACCTTGCGGCCCTGCACGGCAGATGCGCCGATGAAATCGCCAGAGCCGGAGAGATCCTGCAGATGGACGGGAACGGCCCACTCATCAATGACGGCGAACCAGTTGGGATGACCGGCCACATACTCCACGTTCTCGCCCAGGGTGGAATCCTCGAACACGGTGTAGCCTGCGATCTTGCCCACAGCGCCGGTCTGAACGACCGCGTCGCCCAGGTCGGAAGCCTTGATGAACTCGGGGCTCTTCAGGAGCAGGCCGTAGGTGTCCGGGGAGACCAGCAGCCAGCGGCCTGCGGTGGGCACGCCGATGGAGGACTGCTGAGTGCGTGCATCCACGATGTTGGCGTAGATGGTCTTTTCGGTCAGGGCGGTGGTATTGCCGAAGGCAGTGCCTGCGGCGGTCAGCTCCACGGAGCCGTCAGAGTCCATTTGCAGGCCCAGAGAGTAACCGGCGCTGTCCAGGCGGTCAGCCACCAGATTGCCGGGAACGCTCTCTGCATCGAAACCATCGATGATCTCATTCACGGCCTTGTCGTGGTCGATGTTGACGGTGAGGTAGGTGGTGTCACCGCTGGTCTGCTTTGCACCCTTGGCCTTGTCGTAGTCGTTCACCACCACCTCGGTGTCACGGACAGGAACCTTGACGGAACCTGCCTTGGGGCTGCCCTCGTAGCGGTTGTTGCAGATCACGCCGACTTTCTTCACCAGCGTCTTGCGCAGCTTGAGGTCGACCAGATTGGAATAGCGGACCTGTGCTTCATGTGCCATAAGAATATCCTTTCTCTCATTCAATGTTGATATCGGGGTTCATCGCCTTGAAGGCAGCGGTCACGGGGTCAACGTCGCCGGCGGGCGGGGTGCCGTGCTCTTTGCCGCTGGAAACGTGAACGGAACCAGCGCCGCCCTCTTCCGCCTCGCCAAAGGCCCAGGGGTTCGCCTTGGCGGCTTCTTCCAGAGCCTTGGAGATATCGGTGGAACGGTCCTTGGAGCCCTTGAGGGCATCCAGATCCAGCAGTGCCCGGACCGCCTTGACGCTGCGGCCCTTGGCTCCCAGAATGGCGGTGTTCAGGGCATTGTCAAAGGCAAAGCCCTCAGCCTGTGCCTGCATATCGTCCTTGAGTTTGGCAATGTCTGCCTCGTATTCCTCGGGCTTCTTCTTGCCATCAAAGGCAGCAAGGCCGTCCTGGGCGGTCTTGAGCTGAGCCTGGGTGTTTTCCAGCTGGGTCTTGTACTGCTCGGCGGCAGTCTTTTCCCGGTTGACATCGTTGCCGTTCTCGGCCATGATCCAGTTCAGCTGCTCCTCGGTAATGCCGGGGATCTTGTTTTTCACGTCTTCACGCTTCATGGTGGAAAAACTCCTTTCTGTTGGTGAAACCACGGTTTGGTGACACGGTTCTCCGTCCGTGTTCGGTTGTGGGCAGGGTACGCACTGCCCTCTGCGATGGCACCGTATGCAGGAATCGAACCTGCGGCATCCGGTTTTGGAGACCAGTGCTCTGCCACTGAGCAAATACGGCATGAAAAAAGCACGATGCAAACGCACCGTGCTTGAAATTGGGGCAAAAGAAAACCACCGTCCGGGTGGATGGTGGTTAGTCGATATTAGGCGGCAGCCGGTCAAGCCTTTTAAGTATGCTATAGCATTCTCGGGAGTACATTTGAAGAATTACAGTCCTGTCCCAGCCGTCATAGAATGATTCGCAGATATCATTGTAGGCAGGGTCGATTGGCGTTTCCAGCAAGGACTGCTGCATCTCCTGAATCTCTTCCTCTGTGTAGAGTGGACTACTCATAGAATTTAATTCCATACCCTTGTAGCTCCTTTAAACACTCCGAAATGAGGGCCTCGGCCTTTTCGAGAAATTGTTCGTTTGATATACTGGACAATGCAAGCTGCTTGATTTGACGGTCTAGTTGATGAGTAGCCCGCTGAGCGTAGTTTGCTTGATAGGCAGTCGTTTTTTCTACAGCATACACATGGCCGTTGTGTCCAATGGCGGTCAACAATTTCAAATTAGAAGTGTTGGCAAAATTGCTCAAATCACCATTGGAGAAATTACCACAGGCCGGATGAGTATGAATCGCAACATAAGGTTCAGTCGGGTTTGGAAGTTTGACGGTATGCCCATCAGGCCCCCCTATGACATCCTGCGTCAGCGGCTTCATGTGAAGGTCGAACAAACGACCCACCTCAACCCCGGAGGGCTGTTTGGATGCCGTCATCAACAGGCGCTTGTGGGCGTTCTGAAGTTGACGCTGCCCGGAACTGTCCAACGTTTCGCAAGCAAACGGTTTAACGTTGCTGATCGATTTCATTGTAACAGGCTGCGGCTCCATGTGCAAGGTCTCATTCAGAGTTGCGGCCTTTTTCGCTGCCCACATTGCCTTACTGCTGGCGCTCCGGCCAAACCCGGCCACGCTGGTGCGGGAGCTGTCGGCCCGGCCACCGGTGGCGCTGATAAAGTCCGCCAGCTCCTGACGGGCCTGCCGGAGCTTCACTGCGCTGGCGGTGGTGTCGGCCCCGGCGGCATCCTCAGCCAGATACCGGCGCTTGTACTTGCGCACGGTGCGCTCCCGGGCCCGCTGCATCTGGCTGATCTCGTATCGGGTGTACTTGCCGCCGTTGTACTCGATGTCCCGGGCGTTCAGGGCTTCCAGGTCTGCCTGTGTCCAGGCAGGCGGTGCACCCAGCTCAGGGAAGATGGCAAAGAAGGTGTGACGGCAGTTCCAGCCGCAAAGCCCTGCGCCGGTGCCGTAGCCGGTGGCGGCCTCGAAGTCCGGGTAATGCTTGCCCATGTAGTCCACAGCGCCGCCCCGGTGGAACTGCCTGCCCTGCCACTCAGCGTGGGAAGGCCGGGCCCCGCCGTGGGCCGTGGTCTCGAAGAACTCCACTCCCATCTCATCGGCCCGGGCCACCTGCAGTTTTGCGCCGGTCTGGTTCACGCCGGTAAGCACCGCCCGGCGACAGGCAACTTCCAGCGTGTCGGTGTGGCCGGTGGGGTAGGTGACGTACTTCATGGTGTCGGCCAGACTGTCCACCGCGCTCTTGACGGCGCTCTTGTAGTCGAACGCACCGCTGTTCACCTTGAGATGGGCGCGGTCGAGGGCGGCTTCAAACTGGCCGCTGACGGTGTTGGCCGTGGTGGCAGTCAAATTGTGGAAGGTTCCCGCCGTCTGCTGATAGCCAGCGTTGAGCAGGGCCTGCAGGGTGGCATTGTCGGCAAAGGGCGTGGTTTCCTTGCCGTAGTGATAGTAGATCTCGTCCTCGGCCTCCATGGCCCGGGTGGCCGCTTCCTGCATGAGCCGCCGGATCTCAGCTTCGCTCTTGCCGGTGTAGCGGGCCAGCTTCTTTACCACGTCCTGCCGGAGGGCTTCGGTCTGTTCATACCGCCAAAGCTGCCAGTTGGCCGTGGGGGTCATGGTGTCCATTTTGGCGATGCGCCGGGCCACGTCCCGCAGGATATCGTCCTCGACCTGCTGCCAGAGCAGCACCAGCCGGTCGGGTGCGTGGTCGAGATAGTCCGGGGCCAGCATCAGCCGCCCCCGCCGAAGCTCAACTCAGGCTGTTTGTTTTCGTCAGCAGCTTCCTCGGCCAGTTTGCGGGCATCTTCTTCACTGACCCCGTACCGGGCAGACAGATACTTGTACCGGGGCAAAAGGCCGCTCAGGGCATCGTCCCGCATCTGGCTCATCCGGGTCTCGGCATCGGTGATGTAGCTGTCGTCCCAGTCCACAGAGATGGGCGTTTCGGGGTCCACCGCCGCTCCCTGCAGGTTCTTTGCTGCCCACAGGATGGCCCGCACGATGCCCACCAGCGCCCCCTCGATAGGGATCTGGTTCTTATTGGCGCTGGCCACCAGATCCTGACGGCTGCCGTTGTACTCGGTGGCCGTGGTGACATTGCCCAGCTCGAAATTGTACCGATGACAGCCCAGGCCGCACTTGAAGCTGAACAGATTCAGCATATCCTGCACAGCCTTGTGGTTCTGTTCCACCCGCAGGTCAGGGTTGTATTCGTGGTATTCGCTGGACTGGTCGAGGCTCCCTTCCTTTTGGGGCAGGGTGACGAACTGGCTCTGCACATCGTCATCGGGCGGAATAGAGTGCTCCACACCCTCTTGGTCCACCACCTTGCGGCAGATGTCCGCAGAGTAGAAGATCTTCTTGTGGCCCAGCCGGATATCCTCCCGGTAGTTGTCAAAGGCAAGGTCGATGCCCTGGGCCTCGGCCAACGCTTCGGCAAAGACGCTCATGCCCAGCCCTGTGCCGCCGTCAAGGTTCTTGACTGCTGCCGGGCTGAACAGGGTAAACCAGGGCGGGGAACCCTCCACCGTGATGCTTTCTGCCGTGCCCGGCGGGGCCTGCAACGCTTCAAACACCGGAGCACCCGAAACTCCATCCGTTACCCGGAACCACTCGTTGCGGATGGTGCGCCGGGTCTCATTGCCGGTGTGGGTCTGCAGATAGACCGCGGGCTTACCCTCCATCATACACTCGGAGACAAAGGCCGCTTCGGTCACGATGCCGCGTTCCACCCGCAGGGGCAGGATGCAGGAAGCCGGGTCATAGTCCAGCTTCAGGCGGGTATCCGGGCCGGGAACAGCTTTCCCTTTCACGACAGTCAGGTTCTCGGCACTCAGTACAAAGGCACCGGTGCCGGACCAGTAGGCCTGTTCCACCAGAGCGTTGGCATTGCGCCAGAAGTGCAGCTCCCGGAGCAGGCCGCCCACCTGCTGCTCATCATCGCCCAGCAGATACCGGGCGGTGGCAGCGTCCTTGATCTGGAAGGTGGTGCGGTCGTTCAGAAGCAGGTTTGCCCAGTCCTCGCAGACCCGTTTCGGCATCCGCAGGGAGGCAATGGGGCGCTTCTTGGTGCCGTTTGCGTATTCAGCGGCACGGGTGTGCACCTTGGGCACGCTGCCCTGCCACCACTGCCGCCAGGTCTCGATGTAGCCGTAGTAGTCGGCATCGATGGCCCACCCGCGCGTCTTGTTCAGGTAGTTCAGAAATGCGGTGATGTTCATGTGTTGGTCAACCTCTTGAAATCGCGCTCGATGGTGTACTCGTAAGCGTCCAATGTGTCGATATCGGTGCTGCCGTCATCCAGCCGTTCGTCCACGCCGGGGTGCTTGCCACTGTACAGGGCCGTGGCAAGGGCATCCCGGAGGGTGGCCGCCTCCGGCAGCAGCCAAAACCGCCCGCCGCCCATCAGGATGCAGGTCAGGCGGATGCGGTCATTGATGCGGATCTTGGCACTGTTCTCCACCCGGTCGGCCAGCCAGCTGAGCTTGCAGCGCCGGAGCCGGGCCCGGATGTGATTGATGAGGGTCTGCTCCGCACTGTCGCAGAAGATGAACTGGATCTCGCCCCAGCGGGCAAAGACAGCCATGCAGAACTCCAGCAGTCGGTCGGCCAGAAAGTCGGCATCCTGCGCCACAGGGTCGATGCGCTGGGAAGCCAGCCCCACCACGCCGGACCAGCCCGGTAGGATGGCCGTTGCCACAAAGGCGTGTTTGGAGCCGTTGCCGCCAAAGTCCACGCCGATGCGCACCCGCCACGGGTGCAGCGGCTTGTCCACAGGCCAGAAAAAACGCCCATCACCGGCGGCAAGGCTGTCGGCCAGCAGGCGGTAGATCACGCCGTTGGCGGCCATCCACTGCCCCAAGATAAAGCGGTTATAGTAGACCGTGCCGGTGTATTCTTTTTTCAGATCGGCCACGAACTGGGCCGGAAGTGTAGGGTTATCGTCGATGGTATACGCCTGACAGTAGATGTCAGCGTCACTGTCCAGAAACTTCTTGAACCAGTGAGTGGGGCTTTCCGGGTTGCAGGTGCCGTCAAAATGGGAGTGGGGGCAGGAAAGGCGGCTTTTCAGCATCTGGAACACGCCTTCGTCCCATGTGGTGATCTCGTCACCGTAGACATACTCAAAGGCAGCGCCCTGGATGCGGGCGATGTGTTTCTTGTTGTCAGCGCCGAGGACATAGACCTTCTTGCCGAACAGCTGCACCACGTTGCCTGCTGCCGAGGTGCGGATCACACCTACAAGGTCAGGGCCCCAGAGCTCCCGCATCAGGGACAGCACGTTGCGCTCCAGTGTGCCCAGGGTGTTGCCCATGAGCACCAGCAGGCCTTCGCCCCGGGCCGCACAGATCCGCTTCGGGATGGTCACAGCGCAGTCCAGGTAGGTCTTGCCGCTTCGGGTGGCCCCGGTCTTGACGTTCCACCGGTGGGAACAGTTGTGCAGGTACTCCTGCTGAAACTCAGTCAATGGCACTGTCCACACCTCCCAGCAGCTCCTTGGCCTTTGCCAGAGCATCCGCGCCCGGGTCCTCCTGCACGGCTTCCTCCCCCAGCATCTTCAGCAGCACGGCGGCGGCCTGAGGGTTGCCCCGCTTGGCCTGCTCTGCAATGCCCATGACCACGCTCATCTGGTTGTCCACGTCCTCCGGGTCAATCTGGTCCCGCAGCATGGCATTCACCCGGCGGCGGTCGGTCTCCGGCAGGCTCAGGTAGTAGTCAGCCGCCTGACGCATGGACCGTTTGCGGCGGCGGGCCGCACCGGATGCAATGCCGCCCTTCTGGGCAATCTCTCTCTGTTCGCTCTCCGTTCGTTCATTGAACGGAATGAGATTCTTTTCATTCGACACGTCACCACCTCTCTCGTCGTCAGGGTACAAAAAAGCCGCCCCTCAGGACGGCAGAAAATAGCATAAAAAATCCCTGCATGTTTCCATGCAGGGCAATTGACGCACATCCAGCGGGAAAATACCTGAAACCCGCCTATGGATTCCGGTGCCTCCGGCGTATGTGGGGAGGTCAGAGGGCTGGCAAGGAGATCCCGCCACCCACCACATGAGCTTCCGGTGGGGAGTATGTAGCCCCATGCGTCAGGCTGTGCCGCCTACGGGGTCGGCGGCGAATTGGAACCACCCTTGGAATCGAACCTTCCACGACTACACTCGTGAACGCGCACCACATTGCGCTCAGGCGGCATAATAGAAGCAGCTCGCAGAACGTGATGTCGGACGGGCACATTCTGGAAGCTGCCATGGCATCGGTTTGCCTTTCGGCTTTGCCGATGGTATCGTTATAACACAGTTAAGCGGACATGCGCGGCCATAATTGCGGAGGAATGGCATTCATTGGAATGTTCAGGGCCTCCACAGCCTGCCGATGTAGACGACGAAAATGTCGGTCACTGACGCGGAGTCTGTCAGCAGCCTGTCCACGATGCAGGCCATCAATGTAGCACAGTTCCAAAAGGTCTACCAGAAGAGGGTCTTCGAGTTCTGCGATGACCTTACGGATGGTGTAACACAACTCCTGACTGCGCTGAATTTCATGGCACAGCTGGTGCTGGTAGGCATCCATCATTTCAATGGCGCGGCCAGTCTTATCGCCAGAACATCCAGAACTGACAATAGGGCTGAGTGCCTGGGTGACGCTTTCGGCCTGGTCCTTCGCTTCGCGGATACGCCGGACAAGAATTTTCTGGCGGCGAAGTGATACCTGATACAGCTTCAGCCACTCACATTTCTGGATATAGGTCATTCTGTACTCCCTCCTTCCAGTACCTTCAGTAGCCCTTCCACGTCATACCGCCAGTGAACGCGCAGCAGGTGCTGCTCCACCTCGATGCCGTTCAGGGCGGCCCACTGCCATGGAATGCTCTTTCGGGTCTGGGTCTGCATGTACTCCAGCACAGCGCTGGCCGGTACGGCAAAGGTGCGGTTGACCTTGCCCCGGTAATTGATGACCACATGGGCGGTCTGGCCCTTGAAGGATGCTGCGTGGGCCATATCGGTGATGTGTTTGAGCTTGTGGTACTTCTGCCGCTCCCGGTCGAATCGGCCCAGGATCTTTTCCAGTGGGATGCTGGGCGTTTCGATGGTCTTGAGCTCGAAGTAATGGTGCATAGGGTAGCGGTACACGTCGAAGTCGCAGATGTTATCAATGGAGAAGCTCAGGTTCTCGTTGCCGCCGTAATAGGTGGCCGCGCTGTCTTTCAGTCGATAGCACCAAGCATCCTTCGGCATGGAGCTTTTCCAGTCTGCCTCGAACTGTTTTCCGGTGTTCAATTGGTTCTCCTTTCGTCGGAGGCTGCCCAATGCCCGGCCAGCTGTCGGGTCGGGGGAGTGCTCATGGTTCCGGTACATTGGAATCCTCCTTTTTCTTGGTGAGCGGACGGCGACGGGCTGCGTTTTTTAAAAAATCATTCCCGCTGGGTTCCGGCCTGTCCACCCGCCTATTGCGTCCTGCTCCAATGGGGTTCGTCATGCGGTACTCCTCGGCAGACCTACAGCCCTGGGTTTCGGCCTCGATCAGAGCCTTCCGCACATAGGCCCAGCTATGTGCCCCGGCATCAATGCACTTGCGCAGGATCACCCGCGCCAGTTCCTCGCCCAGCCGGTCAGCGTATCCTGTCAGCTCTCTTTTCCCGGAGGTACTCAGCTTGCCGATATCCTGTTCAAACTCTGATACCAAGGGTGAGATCGTCGGTCGTCCGGTCGGCTCCGGCGCAGCCGCAGACGACGACTTGTTAGCTTGTTGGTTTGTTAGACTTGTTAAGTTGTTGTCGGCAGCCTGTCGGTTGCCTGTCGCTTGCCTGTCACTTTGCCTGTCACTGCCAACAAGCGAAGCATAGTTTTCTATCGTGACAATGCTGTATTTTGAGCCTGTTTTGACTGTCAGATAGCCTGTCGCCTGTAAATGCTCTAAGCTTGTCCGGATGTTCCGAACACTCAAATCAAGCTGTTTTGCCAGTTGAGATTGGCTTGTAACCAGCTGTCCGGGCCTGATGGTAATGCCCTGCCACTGCTTTTCCTGCCAGTTGGCGGTGAGTAGCAGGTGGAAAAACAGGCGGGCAGTGTTGGGCTCTGAATACCATTCCCAGTCAGTCAGACCGCGGGGAAAGGCAACAAAGCCACGGGATGGGTCAATGCCCACGGTCTGAACTCCTTTCTGGTGTGGTTAGAACGGCAGGTCATCCGCATCATCGTCGATGAGGGCATCTGCTTCCGGGGTGCCTGCGGCGGGCCCGGCAGGCGCTGCCGCCTGAGAGGCGCGGGAAGCATAGTCGGCCAGGTCTTCGCCGGGATACATCTGCCCGCCGGAAAGGCTGGTCTGCACCGGGGCAGGCTCATCAAAGGGCGTTGGCTCCTGAGTGAGCGCTGGTTCGGGCGGTGCCGGGGCCTCTGTGCAAAGGTCAATGAGGTTCTGCATCCACCGGAAGATCACCATGCCGCCAGGCTGAATGTCGTCGGCATCCACGTCGTAATAGGTCTTGCCGTTATACTCCCGGCTCTTGAGCTCCCGGGCAAAGACAGTGACGGCATCGCCCTTCAGCAGCAGCCCGTCCCACTTGTCCAGCCCATGCCAGACGTTGACCTGAACATACAGGCCCTCCCAGTTGCCGGTGCCGGTCTTGACGCTGTGTGCCTTCACGTCAAACTTGAGTACCTGCTTCTGGCCCACGTCCTTGAGCACAGGGTCTTTGGCGAGAGTTCCGTGGAGAAGTACGCCGGTCTTGTGGGTCAGGATCACGATTCATCACCCCCGGCAAAGGGGTCGTCTGCGCTGTCAGCGTCCTCCACGGTCAGGGCATCGGCCTGTTCAACAGCTTCCTTGATGCGGGTCCAGCGTGGAGCCGGAACCTGTCCGGCCTCGTCCAGCTCCACGGCGGTGGACTCAGCATCCACATGGACCTCGCTCTCGTCGTAGAGAGAGCCGAAGGTGGAGGGAAATGCTTCCCGCAGGGCATGGACAAGGGCAACCTTGCGGATCATGGTGGCTTTTTTGCCCTTCCACAGAGATTTGCCGGTGTCGTATTCGGTCAGCTTCACTTCCTCGTAACTGGGGCGGGTGCGGTCCTTGCGGTAGACTTTGGCCCAGCCGCCCAGAAGTTCCTCGTCCTCGTAGACGATGGAACCCTCCCGCTTCTGGTACTCCCCGGCCACCTTATCGAAGATGATGACCCCGGCCTCGAAGCCGTCATAGCTGGGGTGACGCTCTGCCATTTGCAGGTAGCAGTTCTTGCCCAGAACGATGGTGCTGGGGGTGTCCTCGCTGTTGTTATCGTAGTGGATGAGGTAGGCTTCCTTGGTAAAGGGATTCAGGCGGTACTGCTTGCAGGTCTCGAGGAAAATCTTGCATTCGGCATCGGTGGCTTTCTGACAGATGAAGTTGCGGACATCCGAAAAGCTGACGGTCATGTGCTGGCCGTCGGCAGAAGTGATCTCCACGGGCTTGGCCGGGCTGGCAGCCTGCAGAGCGCTGCTCTGGGCGGCACGCTGCTGCATTGCAGTCATCCGGGCGGCGGTGGTGGTGCCGGTGGTGTTTGCGGACATGGTGGGCGCAGGTGCGCCGGGACGAGAAAAAGCCATAAGTGAAATCCTCCAATTATTTTACAGAACCATATGCGAAACCGCGCTTTTTAGCTTCGGCTTTGAACCATTCGATGTCTTCCGGGGTAAAATCTACCCAGAAGCGGTAGCGTTTGCGGGCAGGTGCAAGGCCTGTGCCAGGCAGGGCGAACTGCTGCAATACCTCGCAGTCCAGCCGCCCGGAAGCCGTCACAAAGGCGTTGCTCCGGGCCTCCTGTGCGGCCTCTTCTTTCAGCTGACGCTCTTCCTCGGTGGGCGGGATGATGACCGGTGCAGCGGCTCTGGCCCGTTCTGCGGCCTGTCGCTGGGCCTCTGCCTCAGCCTGAGCCGCACGGGCGTGCTCCCGGCGGCTGTGTTCATGCAGTGCATCGTTGACGCTCAAGGCCCGCAGGTATTCGGTAATGCAGGGCTCAGCGTCTTCACCGCAGGTCTCCCGGATGAGGCGCAGTTCCTCCCGCCGGGTCTCCACAGCCTTACGCAGTTCCTTTTCGGCCTGGGCAAGGTCAAAGGTTTTGTTGAGCCACTGGGGCACAAGCAGACGGTCAAAAGAAATCAGAGGTTCCAGTTCCCCGACGCAGTCCCGGTAGACCAGCCGCAGGGTGGATGCTTTTTCTTCCCGCTGGGCCTGTTCTACTGCTTTTACCTGCTGATCAATGGCTCCGGAGATCTTCTTACACTGGGCCTGCATCTCCCGGATGCTCTTCTGAAAATCCTCCAGCGGGTCAGTGTAAAGCCGCTTGGCAGCGGTCAGAGCAGCGGCCAGCTGCTTGTCCCACTTGTTGACGGCAGCACGGTCGGCCTTGGCATCCTTGATGGATTCAGGTGTGTACACACGGCCTGTATAGGAGGCCAGAAGTTCGTCAAGGTTCTTTTGCACCTCATCTTTGTTCCAGTTCATGGCCGGGATCACCGGGCGCTCTACCCGGACGGTCAATTCATTCGTCATCGGTCAGTTCCTCCTCTTCTGGCTCCCGGTCGGGGGCAAGGTAGTAATCATCGGGCGGCTCCATGGGCGGGCCGTAACGGTCAAGGTCCAGACAGTACATCTCATTCATCCCTGTCACCTCCATCATAATCCGGCGGCTGGCGGCAGAGCAGGGAGGCCTCCTCCATGATGCTGTTCAGGGTACCGCAGATGGCCTGAAAGGTGCTTTCCAGATCTTCGCCCACCAGCCGGGAATAGCTGGCCTTGCTGTTATCCCACGCCGCCCGCATCAGGCTGGCGCAGTAGTTGGCTTGCTCAAAATCTGCCTGGGCATCATCGTTGATGCGGGAGCGGAGTGCCGCAACCTGTTTCTTCAGGTTAGCGTTGTCCTTGGCCAGTTCGGCGTTCCGGGCATCTGCAAGGCCCCAGGCTTTTTCTGCGGCCCGGCGGTCGATCTCTTCTTCGTCGATGACCGCCGTGATCGGCTGGTGCTTCAAGGCTTCTTCTGCATTCTTGGCCCGCGCTTCAGCCTTGCTCTGCAGCTTCCAGGCTTCCTCTTCCCGGGCCTCGGCCTTGTCTGCACGGTCTTTTTCCTGCGAGACCTTCAGACCCAGCCGGTTGCAGTCTTTGGCGGTGCTCAGCTGGTCGGCGCGGGCCTTGTCCCGCTCGGATTCGGCCTTCTCGGCACGGGCCCTTTCCCGGTCGGCCTGATTCATGGCCTCTACCCGTTCGGTGCGGAGCTGCTGGTTCTCCTTGAGTAGATCCTGATAGGCTTTGTTCGTGGTGACCTCACCGTTCTTGACCTTCTCCACTAGCTCCTGCGGGGCGCTTGGTTTGGCCACGGCGTACAGCAGGGTGGGCGGCAGGGCTTCCAAAATGGCCCGCTGGCGTGGGCTGCTGCCGTCCAGCAGTGCCGAGACTTGCAGCAGCCGGTATGCGGTATCCTTGGTGATGCCGATGGACACGCACCAGCTTTTGAACGTATCCTCGCTATGCTGGTTGTTTCGAGCTTTTCGCATTGTGCGACAAGCTCCATCTTCACCGTTGTCGCATTGTGCGACAACTCCGCACAGCGCATCATGGGCGGCGGCAATGGCATTGCCCATGTGCACAAGGCCGCGTTCGGCCATCTGCTTACCGTGGCGGTATTCGTTCTCCGCAAAATGCAGGTCTTCCACGGTCTGGTCGGTCAGGCCGGAATAATCGAACGCCGGGCGCATCGCATCCGGCACGGTGGTCAGGGGCTTTTCTTGCGCGGTCTGGGTGCCGGGCACTTCCGGTTCCTCTTCCACCGGGTCTACCGGTGCATTCTTGCAGGGCTTGGCCTCCCTGAGGGCCGTCAGCATCTGCTCGGGGAGCTCGTAGTCGTCCATCGGGATGAACTCGTCGCTGGTCAGAAACGCTTCCGGGGTCAGATGCTTTTCAGCGGCCTTGGCCTTGTCGAACTTCTGGGCCAGCAGATGGCTTTCCTTCCAGACCCGTGCGGATTCGTCCCAGCGCCAGAAGCGCCCACGAGTATAGGCGTAGTAAACATCGTTGCTGTTCTGGCTGATGATCATATCCTCACCTCCGTGCCCTTCAGGCGGTCCAGCATCTCGGTCTGCACATCCTTGTTCATGGGCTGGATGTTGTTGCCCTTCCAGCCGTAGCAGAGGATGGGCCCGTAAAGCTGGCGGCCCCGGTACTTCCGGTTGAGCAGACTGGCGGGCTGGATGGGACCATCGTACCGGCCCACGAACAGCACCGCCGGGGTGCGGGGCATCACGATCATCTCGCAGGGCGTGCCCAGCCGGTTCTCAATGGCCCACAGGCTGTCGGGCAGGGATGCGATCACCGGGGCCTTGCCCGGTTCGGCTAAAATACCTTTCATTTGTAAAATCCTTTCTGATGTGATATCATCAAGGGGATGGGGCTTGTGAATTCCATCACCCTTTGGGCTCGTCCGTGTTACCAGCACGGGCGGGCTCATTTGCTTTTCATGCGCCCCTCCGGTTCTGCCGGTACTCCGGCTCTTCGGTACGGGCGTGATGACGCTGGATGCGGCCATAGCGGCGGGCGTTCTGTTCACGATCCTGGGCGGCAAAGCCCAGCCGCAGGAACGCTACCGCTGCTAGAACCAGGCACAGGGCCGTGACGAACTGGCTGTCAGAGATGGAGCTGCCCAGCTGTGCACCGCCCTCGATGCCCATTCCGTACAGCAGACTTGCGGTACCGCTGGCAGCAGCCAGCCAGTACCAGACGCGGGATTTAATCTTCATTGGGGGATTCCTCCATTCTGTCCATGAGGTCTGCGGCAGTAGTCACTATGCTGAGCAATGCTTCCGGATTTCTTTGATCTATGCAAATCCCGGCAATCAGAGCGGCGCAAAGGGCTTTCTGTTCCATCTCTGTACCGCAGGCATAAATCTTGGGGTTCCCATCCTTCCCCATCTGGATTTTTAACTGAGCGTTCGGGCTGATATTCATGCTCCTACCTCCTGAAGACAATTGACTGCGGGTCTGCAGTCGTCCAATGCCCATCCGATGACCGGGTGCCATTCGCCATCAGCAAAAATCTGCAGCCCGGTGTGGCTTTCATCCTTGATTTGTCCGCCCAGCTGGTAGCAGCCAGATGCCTGACTACCGCCCCAACGGAACCACTTGTTCCAAAACAGCGGTGCGATGTACGCGCATCCAGTGGGCGCTGCGGCCCGCTCGGATGCAAGGGTGTAAGGTTTCATGCGGTCTTTTCCTCCTTTGCGATTGCCGGGAAGAAATACGCCCCGATCTGCTCCTGCGGAATGTGTAGCACCTTGCAGATCTTAACGATCTCGCAGGCCTTCCAGCGCCCCTTGTCCTCCGGGGCATTGAGGCGGCCCTTGAGGGTGTCCAGTGGGATGTCGGACAGCTCGCTGAGCTCTTTTTGCAGCAGCCCCTGATCTTCGTACAGGCGGCGGAGCTTCAGAAACGGTTTCTTTGCCATAGGTCAAACCTCCTTGTTGTCAGATGCTGCGCTGGAGCAGATAATCAATGGAGCAGTCGAACATTTCTGCCATTTTTTCCAGCTTGGATTGGGGGATGTTGCCGTGAACCATCCAGTTGTAAACGGTCTTGCGGGTGACACCCAACGCCTTTGCAAACTCCTCAATAGTTAGTTTGCGACGGCTTCGTTCTGCGTTGATGTTCGGATAGAGCAATTCAAAGAACTCCTTTCGTGTAACTTGTTACTCGCTTTGAGTAACTGCAATTATGATATACCCGAAACGAGTAAATGTAAAGTAAAATAATACCCAAATTGAACAGTGATTTTTTGTGAATACTGCCCAATTCGGGTATTTTGGTTGACTATTTACTCAAAACGTGTAATATAATATACATAGGGAAGAAGGAGGTAACGATTATGAACCGAATCCCTGAACTCCGAAAAGAACGCGGCATCAGCATGAAGCAGGCAGCAGAACAGCTCGGGATGCCTTACACGACGTATGTCAACTACGAGAAAGGTGTCCGGCAACCGAATTCCGAGACATTGATCGATCTGGCCAATTTTTATAATACGTCCATTGACTATATGCTAGGGAAGAGCAACAATCGCATTGATGAACATACCTTGGATGTGGTGAATGAAATTGACCAGGACATTCTGGAAAAGGCAGGAAACGTCAAAGAAGCACTACGGCTGCAGGCCAAAAGGGATGCAGAGACGATTCCTCCCGGCTTCCAGCCCATGCCGGAGATGGACATGGTCCCATTGGTGGGCCGGATCGCCTGCGGTACGCCGATCACGGCGGAACAGAACGTGGAGCGCATAGTCTGTGTGCCGTCCAAGTGGCGTTCCACCTTTACACTGACCTGCAAGGGCGACAGCATGGAGCCCCGGATACACGATGGTGATCTGGTGGCCATCCGGAAGCAACCGGAGGTGGAAAACGGCGAGATCGCTGCTGTGCGCATTGGAGAAGAGGCAACCCTGAAACATGTCTATCTGCACGAGAACTTCATTGAACTGAGGCCGGAGAATCCGGCTTTCAACAGCATCATCCTCAGCCGGGAGGACATGAACGACGTTGTAATCGAAGGCAAGGCCGTCGGGCTTTGCCGGGATATATAAAAACAGGAGGAAGCATCATGGCAAAGTCACCTTATGCCCGGAAGGAATGGCTCCGCAAACATAGCACAAGCAAAGAGATGCGGTGGCTGAACAATGGCATTGATGCGGCAGTCAAAGGCATAGGTTCTGGCCGAAAGTCGATACAGGCTCCCGGAAGTACACAGGAAGACTGGAGTAGAACCGCATTATCCAAAGGTCAGCTGCGCGCTGCAATCATAATCGGTGCGATCCTGCCGCTTTTTGGTATTGCAGGATTGGAAGGCCAAGAGCCTGGCGGAGCGTTTTTTCTGGCCGAGTTTCTTCTGTTTATGTTGCCGTTCTTTCTGGCTGTTCTGGTTTTTATGCTGTTTAATAAGTCCACGCGCTCCGGAGAGAGCTGTGAATCTAAGGCGGAGCCCTCAGATTCAAAATTGGACGATGGGCCAGATCTTACAGATGAAGCGCAGTACACCCCGAAGCCGGAATGGATGGGAAAAATGGTCCCTATTAACTCCCGTGCAGATGCCAGAATGCTGGCCCCTCAATTTTTGAAGCAGGCGCAGGAAAGCGCAAAAATCCTTCAGACAACTACGGAACCAGCTGTATTTTTTGAACGATACGATTTTTGTGTTGGACGTTTGCAACAACTGGAAGAGTGTAAACAGTACGGCGTGCCAGTGGGGACGACCGCAGACTTTGCAAAGTATCGGAGCCTTTCGTTCCGGGATGGAGCTGTAAGCGAGATTATCCATCGCGTTGCAGATAAGTACAGCGCAAAGATCGAGAGCTTGAAAACGGGAAAAGCCAAGAAGAACTGGGCAGAAAAGTATAGTAAGGCATTTGAGCCATATCTGCCGTACATGAGCAATGCTCAGCGGACTGAGTTTGTCGAGGTGAGCGAGGAACTTTCTTCACTGGCCGAGAAAGATAACATGGAATCTGAATAAAACAAAAACTCCCCCGGTGCTGGAACACCGAAGGAGTTAAAAGAAGCGGCTCACCCAGAAGAGGGCATCGCACACTCGACACTGCGATTATACCTCTTTTGGGCGGGCTTGTCAAAGTGTACCCATGGAGGTGTATTTTTATGGGACGAAGAACCAATACCGCCCAGTGGCTGCCGAACCAGAAACGCTGGCAGATCAAGGTGCAGAAGGACGGCCAGCGCAGGACGTTCACCAGTGCAAAGCCGGGCCGCACCGGTCAGCGGGAAGCCAACCGGAAGGCAGACGCATGGCTGGATGACGGAATCTGCAATACCACAAAGCGCTGCTCTGAGGTGTGGGCTGAGTATCTGATCTCTGTCAAGGCTACGGCAGGCACCAGTTACATTGAGCAGGTGGAAAAGTTCGGGCAGAACTACATCCTGCCAGTGATCGGTGCCCGGCAGATTGGCGACCTGAGCACAGGAATGCTGCAGGACGTACTGAACCGAGCGTATAAAGAGGGCTGTCTGAATCCGAACAGCAAGCGCCAGAGCCGGGGCAATCTTTCCCGTAAGACGCTGCAGGGCATCCGAGGCGTGGAGGTATCCTTTGTCAAGTGGGCGCGCCAGCATAAGTACACGACCCTGCGGCCAGAGGATGAAAACCTGACCGTTCCGAAGGGTGCTCGCCAGAAGGGGCGGAAGATTCTGCAGCCGGACAGCCTGCGGGTGCTGCTCTCCACCGATACCCGTGTGGTTCGTGGAAAAGTGGAGCCGGACGAGAACGTGCACGCCTACCGTCTGGCCGTAATGACCGGCCTGCGCCCCGGAGAACTGCTGGGCCTGCGTGTAGGCGATCTGGACGGAGACCGGCTCCACATTGGCCGGGCCATCAACCGCCAGAACGAGGAGACCAGCGGCAAAAATGAGAATGCCATCCGGACGGTGGTACTGCACCCTCTGGCCGTGAACGAGATCCATGCCCAGCTCCGGCAGCGCACGATGGAAGAGGAGCGACCGCTGACGAATGACGATCCGCTGTTTCTGCTGTCCAACCAGCAGAGCCTGTATAACTATTGGAGGTTCTATCAGTGCTGCAACGGTATCGACCCACCCATCAGCCTGTACGAACTGCGGCACACCTTTGTCAGCATGGTTGCGGATGCGGTGTCACCCGCTCAGCTGCGCCGCATGGTCGGCCACAGCCGCAGTATGGATACCTTTGGCTGGTACGCACATGATGTCACGGGCCGTGATGTTGCCACTGCGCAGACCATCTCCGTAGTGCTGGCCGAGTACGCCCCGGACACCGAGGAATAACCCACTTTGCAACCCACTTTTAACGTTGCGTCCGGGCCGAAAAGGTTTCGTGTTCCATTTTGGGTGTCTGAAAATCCGCATGGTTTCTAACTTTTTAAAATCCAAAGGCTTGGGTGGAACAAAGCCGTNAAGGGTTCGGATTTTTCGTTTTCTTTGGGTACAGCAATGAAGGCTCCCGTGGACGGCGCAAAACTCCGATACCTTGTCATAGACCGTAAGCTGATAACAAGATTTGGAGGGTATGATTATGAAGTACGATGCAAGAGCC